GTGCTATACATTCATGCAAGCCAGTACCCTTAGAAGGTGTTAGTACGTTATACGATATAGAAGATGAACTTAAAGACTTTGTTAAAAACGGTTTCAAACCAGGCTTCCAAGTTGGACTTGAGAACTTTGATAAAATATTCTCGACGTATACCGGGCAGTTTATTACTGTTACTGGTATACCTAGTAGCGGTAAGTCTGACTTTGTTGATCAAATGGTTGTAGGTTATAACCAAAACTACGGTTGGAAAACAGCTTTTGCGTCTCCAGAGAATCAACCTACATATTTACATGCTCATAAATTAATGAGAAAGGTTTGGCAAGATATGCCTTCGGCTAGTGATATTGGTACTGATTCTTGGAATCGTGTAGCGGATCATGTTAATGATAATTTCTTTTTCATTGATATGGATAGATACACGTTAGACCATGTATTAAAGAAAGGTGCTGAGCTTGTTAAGCGTAAAGGTATTAAATGTTTAGTCATTGATCCTTTTAATAAGGTTAGAGATATTAACTGTAAGACTGAAGATGTTAATAGGTATACAATGGAGTATCTAACTAAGATAGAAGTATTTGCTAAGAAGTATGATGTATTAGTGTTTATAGTTGCTCACCCAACTAAAATGTACAAAGACAAAGACGGTAAAATTGAAGAGCCAACAATGTACAGTATTAAAGGTGGTGGCGAATGGTATGATGCTAGTTATCACGGTATATTAGTTCATAGAGACTATGAGGCTAAAACAGTTAAAGCTAAAGTGTTAAAAGTTAAGTTTCAAAACCTTGGTGAGAATCAAGCCGAAGCTCATTTTAAGTGGGAACCAAGATCAGGTTGTTTTATACCTGAAGTAACAGATCAAATATCAGCTGATGCCTTACCATGGGAGTAAGAAACAAAGCTATATGGGTGAAAACCCTTATAGTACTAAACCAGAGAACTACAAAGCTCATATGTGGTGTTTTAAAAACAATATATTTATAACACCTAGAGAAACCGGTTACAAAGAAAGAAAATGGTTTCTTGAAATACAGCTAGGTAGCAAAACGTTTACCAGTCCAGAATCGTACGGGCCGGGAGATATATGGGAGAAAATGTACGAATTTTATAGATATTATTACAACAAGTATGAAAAAAAGATTTAAAAATGCTAACGAAGCTTACGAGGTTGTTCTAGATGAAATCATACAAAATGGTGTAGACTTTGATGACACAAAAGCTATATTTAATTGTGGTTTTTATATTGACAACCCAAGCCAAAAGTATATAACAAATGCTGAACGTAATTGGAGTCAAAAATATGCAGCTGCAGAATGGGCTTGGTATTTGTTTGGCGATCCTAATATTATCAAGCTAGGAGAGCTGTATGGTAAGATACCACCAATATGGGAACGTATGGCTGACAGTAAGGGTAATGTAAATAGCAACTATGGTTACCAATGGCAACGTAATAGTCAGATAGATTATGTAGTAGCTAAATTAAGAGACAACCCTGATACTAGACACGCGGCTATTAGTATATACGATTGTAAAGAGCATGATAAGTATAACAAAGATACACCGTGTACTTACGCAATACAGTTTACAATAATTAATAATAAGCTATGTATGTCTGTGTATATGCGTTCTAATGACATCTGGTACGGTTTCTGTAACGATCAATATCAATTTGCATCATTACAAGAAATGATTGCAGACAGACTGTCTATGGAGACCGGATGGTATTATCATCACGCACACAACATGCATTTATATAACAACAAGCTATGACATATTTTTTATATCACATACCTGGTAAAAAGATCGGGGTTACCTGTGATCTTAATAACCGGGTTACAAAACAACAAGGTTATGAATCTGGAGAGTACGAGATACTAGAAACATCAGAAGATATAGATCATATATCTAGTTTAGAACTAGAATTACAAAGAGAGTACGGATATCGAGTAGATATGGTACCATATAGAAACCTTAAACCAAATAATAAGATGAAGATAAATGTAACAGAACAAACCACAACTTTCCCTGTACCAGTTGACAAACTGAAGGGAAGACTGATGGATAATATTGGTATGAGCTGGCAAACCGAGCATGGAGAGCTAAATATAACCAGCAAGACAGTTCCTTGGATAATGAAAAACGTTAAGACGTCTATGTATAATAGAGATAGAAGTTATGTGTACAACAAAGCATTTGCTAGATTTTACGATAACAACGATGTTTATGATCAGTATGACGGTAAAACTAAAACAGGTGCTTTGTCACCAACAGGTGTTCAAAAAACACCAGGTAGAGCTTATCAAGATTCTTTAATTAGAAAATCAGATCCTTACTCACCTGATAGAAAATATGCACACCAACAGGAATACCAAAGTCATGATCCAGAAGATTACGATATGCCTGAATGCTGCAATTATGATGATCATTGTACAACTCCAAAAGGAAGTAAACATGATTGCGTTAACTCCGGTGGCTTTAATGAGTTTGACTTAATAAGAATGTGGGCTAATCAAAGAGGTATATTCGAGCACGGCGATACAAAAACACAAGCATTAAAGCTTGTTGAAGAAGTTGGTGAGATATGTAGAGCTGTACTAAAAGGAGATCACGACGAAGTCGTTGATGGTATTGGTGATGCTGTAGTTGTGCTTACAAACTTAGCTGAACTACAAGGCGTTTCTATTGAAAAATGTATTAACGTTGCTTACAACACAATATCACAAAGATCAGGCAAGATGGTTAACGGAACATTTGTTAAAGATGCAGATTAAAACTAAAGATGAAATAGTTCGAACTGTCTTAAAAAAGATGGACGAACGTAGTTTAGTTGGTCAACAAAAGTATGGCAGTACAATGCAAGATGAAATACTTACCAACAAAAAAAGTCTATTAGATTTTCTAACCGACGTACAGGAAGAGATTATGGATGCTATGCTATACATAGAGGCCGCTAAAACCTGTATCACAAGACTAGATAATTATGAAAAAGACTAGATACAAGTATAAGAAAAGAGGACCAGTACAGTCGAAGAAGATCTCTTATGATGGGATCAACTTCGCCTCTGGCTTAGAAAAATATATGTATATGGCATTAAAGAAAGCTAAGATAAAAGCTTTATATGAAGGCCAAACGTATGAACTGGTAGAATCATTTGATTTTCCTTTTCCAGCCTACGAAAGATGTGGGAATGGTAAAGGTGATTATAAAAATAGAGGTAATAAGAAAATTTTAAATATAAAGTATACGCCTGATTTTATAGGTAAAGGTTTTATAATTGAAACAAAAGGTAGAGCTAACGAATCGTTCCCTATGAGATGGAAGTTATTTAAAAAACTTATAGCTAACGATAGATTAGGGCCTTTTACTCTATACAAGCCTCAAAACCAGAAAGAATGTGATATGACTGTAGAATTAATTAAAAAACAAAAAGAATTATGACAAGTTGGGAAATTAATATAGGTTTATTTCCTGGGATCTTATTTGGTTTCAGGCAATATGAAGATGTAGAATTAGAAAAAACAGACAACGTACTTTACCTAGGTATGGTTGATATTTGTTTTACTGCTTATTACGGAGAAATAGAAAAATAATGGGATTATTTGACGAAAGAATACCGTACAAGCCTTTTGAATACCCTGAGTATTACACAGAAGGTTGGTTAAAGCAAGCTCAGGCATTTTGGTTGCACACAGAGATACCTATGTCAGGTGATGTGAAAGACTGGAATGAACAGCTAACAGTTAAAGAGAAGAACTTAGTAGGAAATATCCTACTAGGTTTTGCTCAGACTGAATGTGCTGTAAGTGATTACTGGACACAGAAAGTAGTTGGTTGGTTTCCTAAACACGAAATACAACAAATGGCTATGATGTTTGGATCACAAGAAACTATACATGCTGTAGCTTATAGTTATTTAAATGAAACATTAAAACTAGAAGACTATGAAGCTTTTTTACATGAACCAGCAACGTCAGAACGTTTTGATAATTTAGTTGCTTACGATGGTGATAGCCGTGTGGGTATTGGAACTTCTCTAGCTATATTTTCAGCGTTTGCAGAGGGTGTATCTCTATACTCTGCTTTCGCTGTGCTATACAGCTTTCAATTACGTAACCTACTAAAAGGTATCGGGCAGCAAATGAAATGGTCTGTAAGAGACGAGTCATTACACAGTAAGATGGGTTGTCAATTATTCAGACATATGTGTGAAGAAGATGACACGCTGTTAGAATCATGTAGAGACCACGTATTACTAGCTGCTAAAACAATGTTAGTGTTAGAAGAAAACTATATTGACAAAATGTTTGAGATGGGTGATATAGAAGGTATATCAGCTGGTGATTTAAAAGAGTTTATTAAAAAGAGAACAAATGAAAAGCTTGCAGAGCTTGGTTATTTAGATCTTGGATCGTTTTTTGCGTATGATGAAAAAGCAGCGGGTAATCTTGATTGGTTTTATCATCTTACCGGTGGACACACTCACACTGATTTCTTTGCTATTAGATCAACTGATTATAGTAAGGCTAATGAGGGTGAAGATTTTGAAGACGTATGGTAAAGCAAAAACTACTTGACGTGTTGGCTTATACAAATAAACTAACATCATGGCAAAAGGTTGCCTCACGTGTCGGGTACATGGGAGCGGGCTTCTTAATAGCTGGACAATGGACACTAGAACCTATACTATTTATAGTTGGGTTCGTGTGTGTCATAGTTCAAGTATCTTCAAGAAAACAATGGAATTTAGTTGCATTAAACCTAAACGGTTTAGTAGCTTGGATAACTCATTTAATAACAAAAATATAATATGTGGAGTAATAGATGGAAAAAAGGAGTAGACTACCCAGATTGGGCTGAGTCTGATGTTTATAAGAAAACAATACAAGGTGGTTATTTATTACCTGGCGAAACACCTAAAGAGGCTTATGAAAGAGTTTCTAAAGCTGTGGCGCGAAGATTAGATAGGCCAGAAATGGCAGATAGATTTTTTGAGTACATATGGAACGGTTGGTTATGTTTAGCCTCTCCTGTGTTGTCTAACACGGGTACAGACAGGGGTTTGCCAATTAGTTGCTTTGGTATTGACGTTGCTGATAGCATATTTGATATTGGTACTAAAAATCTAGAGATGATGTTGTTGGCTAAACACGGTGGTGGTGTTGGTATTGGTATAAACCAAATAAGACCAGCTGGCGCTAAGATAACTGGCAACGGTACATCAGATGGTGTTGTACCATTTTGTAAGATATATGACTCAACAATATTAGCTACAAACCAAGGTTCGGTTAGAAGAGGAGCTGCATCAGTTAATCTTAACATTGAACATACTGACTTTGAAGACTGGTTAGAAATTAGAGAGCCAAAAGGAGATGTCAATAGACAGTCGCTTAATTTACATCAATGCGCGGTCATTGGTGATAAGTTTATGAGAAAGTTAACGGCTGGGGATAAAGTAGCTAGAAGAAAATGGGGTAAACTATTACAAAAAAGAAAAGCAACAGGAGAACCTTATATAATGTTTAAAGGTAATGTTAATAAGAATAATCCTCCAGCTTATAAGGATAACGCGTTGAAAGTTTTTATGACAAACATATGTAGCGAGATAGCATTACACACTGATGAGAATCATAGTTTTGTTTGTTGTCTCTCTAGTTTGAACTTAGCTAAGTATAACGAATGGAAAAATACTAACCTTATATATGATAGTATATGGTTTTTAGACGGTGTGATGGAAGAGTTTATACAAAGAGCTAAAGGCTTGAAAGGTTTTGAAAACTCAGTTAGATCAGCTCAAAAAGGTAGAGCTATTGGTCTAGGCGTTTTAGGTTGGCACACTTACCTTCAACAAAAATCAATCCCATTTGAGGGATTACTAGCACAATATGAAACAAGAAGAATATTTAGTCAAATTAAAATTGAAAGCGAAAGGGCTAGTATGGCTCTTGCAGAAGCTTTTGGTGAGCCTTTGTGGTGCGTTGGTACTGGTATGCGTAATACTCACTTACGCGCTATCGCTCCTACGGTTAGTAATAGTAAACTATCGGGCAATATATCACCGGGTATTGAACCATGGGCTGCAAATGTATTCACAGATCAATCTGCGAAAGGAACGTTTATCAGAAAGAACCCTACACTAGAACAAGTATTAGAAGATAATAAATTAAATAACAAAAAGATATGGGATCAAATATTGAAAGACGGAGGATCAATACAAGGTATAAAACAATTAGACAAAATTACATTGGGAGATCACGACATACCAATCAAAGAAGTATTCAAGACTTTCAAGGAAATAAATCAACTAGATTTAGTTAATCAGGCTGGTATTAGACAACAGTATATAGATCAAGCTGTAAGTTTGAATTTGGCTTTTCCTTCAGAGGCAGAACCTAAGTTTATAAACAAGGTTCATCTTGATGCTTGGAAAAAAGGTGTTAAGACTTTGTATTATATGCGTACCGAATCGGTACTAAGAGGAGATATTGCTGCGAGTGCAACTGATGAGGGTTGTATGAGTTGTGATGGATAATAATTAAAGGGAGCTTAACGGCTCCCTTTTTTTAACAATTCCAGTTTCTTCTAGCTATGTCGTTAGGACAATCACCGTTTTTATCTGGGTTTTTACATTTTTTAATACCAGCTGATCTTGCACAGTAAGACTTCTTACGTGGTCCACCTTCTGGTTGTGGAGCTTGAACATTACCACCTGTTTCGTTATTATATTCTGTTCTTTCTTCAGCAGTCATACCTCCTTCGTGAGGTTTAGTTCTTTTTGCAGGTGATTCACAATGCGCCTTTGCGGGTGAATTGTACATACCTTTTTGTCTCATTAACCAATTCATGCCTTAACACAGTTGTTAACCATTTTAATATTACCACCTGCAGTTTTTGCACCTGATGGTGATTTCTTTTTTCCTTCGGCTTTATAACCTGGCCAGCAGCTAACCTTTAGTGGACCTGGCATTGAAACATTTCTTAATTTAAATGAGCTCATATTATTTTATATTTTGTTGTATTATTTTCTCTATATGCTTCTAAACATCTATTTCTATTTTTACCCTCAGCTACATAGCTAACATGTACCCAGTCAGGGTTTTCTTCTGTTCCAAACTCCCATATCATTTGGTCAAAATCTAAATTCTCTCTAATAAAATTAAACATTTCAGCGTTACTTTTATGTCCATAAGAGTCGTCAATATCCATAGCTTGACCTTTACAATGTTGAGATGTGTATGATCCACCTATGGCTTTGTTTAATTCTGATCCACGATAAAACGAGTTTATCTTAATTGGTCCACCAACATATTCTCTTAGTGGTTCAAAAACTTTGCTCGCTACCATTCCCATAGCCTCTAAGTGTTCCTCCGTAGGTTCGTTGTCTAAACCTAATCTCTTCGCCGTTATGCTATACACGCCTTCCCTGTGACTTACGTGCTTACTTATCTTCTTGTTCATTACTTTTTAGTCTTTCTACCTTTTCTAGCTTTACCCTTAACAGCGTCGTCGATGTCTCCTAATTGATTACCGACTTCTTTTATAGCTTTAGCAACATCTGCTAATTCATCTGTGGTTAACTTATATCTTTTCTTGATTTCTTTAAGTGTAGCTATAGCTTTTTCGTCTATCTCAGTTTTTCCCCATAAATAAACCCAAACGTCTTTTACGAATTTTTTTATTAGTTTTATCATTATTAAATAAATTAATTGTAACACCTATTGATATACCGCCAAGTGTTGTTGCGGCTAAATCCTCAACGTCGAATCTATTGTTGATCTGTCTTGAGTCTCTTATTTCTTTTAATGTTCCCGCTGCAATTGCTGTTGCAACTCCAAACAAAAAAGCTTTCTTTTTATCTTTTGTTTTTTCATACATAAAAGTATAACCAGTTGCACTAGCTATTGTACCAGCTGCAAAATGTAGTTGTTTATCTTTTTGTATCTGTGCTTGTAGTATTGTTACACTAAAAATTAGAGGCAGTATTAATTTCATTTATGGCATCTTGTATTTCGGCAAGATCTGTCGGAAGCAACAAATCTAAACCTGCTTTAAAACTCGTTTGTTTTTGTCCGTTCTTAAATAAAATTAAAGTTGGTGCCATACGCACTCTATATTGTTTTTTAGTTTCTGGTGAATTTGCTATATCTACTCTATAGTACTTAGCACCTTTTATTTTCTTCCAATCAGCAAAACAGTTTTTAGAGTTAAATTCTGCCCAAAACTCTACAACTATTGTCTCATTGTCATCATCACCAAATCCTGAGCTACTGTTTACAACATCTTCAAAAGTAGAGTCATCTAACCAATGTTCCTCTGGAACATCTACCTGTGCTACAGCTTGTTGAAGAATTAGTGTAAAAAATAGTATTAAATTAAATTTGAATGTTTTCATTATCTGTTTTTTTGAATGTCATACAATCTTTCATCTAGCTTATCAAGTTTGTCTAGAATATTATCTACGTCTTCTTGCGTGTCCATGATTGTTTGACGTATTAGTTCGTCTTTAAGGTCATACTCAACTCTATCTATAACAGGTTTAGGTAGTTCCATGGCACGAGCTATATCTGCCTGCATGACAAAGTACATGCTAGAAAGTGATATAGTAAAACCTACTACTAATCCTATTGTTTTCAAGTCTAATGTTACTTTTGTTTTCTCGCCTATTTCCTGTGCCATTTTTTATTTGTTATTTAAAAGTGTAATTAAAACCTGCTGTTGTTGTAAATATTTCACTATCCCAAAATTTAGTATATTCTCCTTCTATAAACACTCCTAGTGTTTTGCTAATCTTCCAACCAAACATCATTCCAGCATTATAATCACTCCACTGTTCTGGTTCAGAACCTTCTTTTAATCCTCCTATACCCCAATTGTTTCTATTGAGATAGTTAAAATCAGAGTCTCCGTTTACATAACTATGGTATGGTAGAATCCAATTACCGTAAGCATGCATCCAAAAACTAGGTGTGTAATGGTAGAAGTCCATACCAATTATTGGGGCAACTTCACTGTAAGGTTCTAGTTGATCGTAAACTTCATTGTTAAACCTGTTCATTAGATCAGGCATTATACGATCTCTAAAGTCTTCGTCAGTGTAAGCTACAATCTCTCCGTTAGGATCTGTCCAATACCAGTTAGTGGTAGATGTTCCATCTTCGTTTTCTTGCGTGTAGTACCAGTCTTCGTAACCATAGTCAAAACCTAAGGTGTACCAAGGGTTTAACGCAAAGCCATTATCATTTGTTTCGTTTAACCAAATTTCAATAGGGTTATAACCATACGCTTTTTGGTGCGTACGATAGATAGCTCCCGCAGAAAAACTAAACTTTTTACCAATAGGTAGTCTAGCCCTAACTTCACCAGACGAATATTTAAAATCAACATTTCCTCTTTTTCTTTGTTCTAGTTTAACTATGTGATACTTACCAGTGTGTCTTAAAAAATATCTGGCATTCTCAAACTCCTCACTTCTTAATCTCTCTTTCTCGTAATGAAACAAGTACTCAAAACCATTTACAGCTGAAGTAGGAGAGGATAAAGCTGTTTGTTTTTCTATCTTACTATTACCAGTCCAGAAATTACCTGGTTTTCTTTCGTAATCAAACCTAGCTAGCTTTCTTATACCAATACCTATTCTATAATCAAAAGGGTGGTAACACGTTTCATCTACAACTGTTGGTATACCATACAGATTATTAGGATCGGTTCTAATAAAGTAATCCTTTCTAGACTCTTCGTAAGACGTATTAGCGTCTCCAGCTACATAAAACGTACCATATTTTAGAAAATCTTGGTATAAGTCTTTGAATAGTTGAGCGTTAGCTGAGTTTGTTATTAAAAATGCTAATACTATTATTAATTTTTTCATATAATCTGTTTCTTTTATAGTTACTTGTTTTTTATATGTTTTAGTTTATCTAGTGGGTTTTGTTGGTTTTCTTGGTTTTCTTGGCTTTCTTGGTTTCTTTGGCTTCTTGCTTTGTAGCTTTTTCATCTCTTTATAAAACGCTTTTACAAAGTCATTTTCTTCATTATCAGCGTTAACATCCCAGCTTCTAAAGCCCATTAGTAAAGCTATTCTTTGCATAGCTGTGTTTCTATTATCTAAAACCTCAGCTATAGAGTTTAATTCAACTACAACTCTATCTAGAGGTAGGTTAAAACCTGCAGAAACAACACTTCCTAACATTTCGTAAGCCGGTGCAATATTTAGTTTACCTTCAGCAGTTAATTCAAAACCTCTTTCATTAACAAGATCTCTGTTGAACTTATATGTTTGTATAGCCGAGTAAACTTTTCTAAACTTAGAACCAAGCGGAGGTGACACGTTTGCTAGCTCTATTAACGTATACGTGTGATCTGCGTTGTAACCTTTAGCATCTTGCTTATAGTACTGCATTATAGAGTTTTTAATTGTAGATAATACAGCTCCTTGAATACCAGTACCTTTTAAAACACTATCAATCATATTGTTTGCTATCCTAGCAATCTTACCGTCCATATCTTTCTGATACTCTTCATCATCGTCTTCAGGATTAAAGCCTGGTAGCATAGCGAATAAAGCGGTTTGTAAAGCATTAAATATTAAGTTCTGAATAAAACCATAATACATTATCTTAGACAAGTTTGTTTTGAGATCACCTCTGCCATTAGCTATATCTTGCGCTGCTTTTTTCATCAACCTAGTATATTGCATCGGTGTATTTTGAAAGGCTAAAATTAACCTACCTAGGTGGCTAGACTGTTGTTGTGAAATAAGCATAGGATCACCTGACTGTTGTGTTTCGTCTGATATTTTACCGAAGTCTTCGTAAGCTTGTTTCTTAGCATCTGCTTCAGACATACCTTGCTTCTTATACGTTTTTGTTCTATTTATTATAAAACTAGCACCACCCGTTGCAATAGCCATACTATCTGCAATTTGTGTTGGTGTAAAACCTATTTTAAGTAAGTAAGCCACTATAGCACCAGCTTTATCTTTTGAATTTTTAGCAGCATTAGCAATCTCTTGTTCTTGAACATCTGATTTTAAACCACCACGTCTTTGTTTTAACTTGTCTGAATTAAATATTTCCGACCAAGTCTTCCAGTATAAAGGCTGGTTAGCAAAAGCAGCTGCAGCCATCAACGGGTTATTGTCTCCCCAATTAACAAAATTAGTAAACGATAACATCTGTAGTAGTGCTGATCTTCTGTTAAAGAACATTATAGTACCAACAGAATTGTTTAACCAGTTTAGCCATTTGGCTTCTTGGCCTTTCACTTGACCAGGTCTATTGCTACCAGATTTCATTCTAGTTAACATGTTTTCTAAAGCCTCTCTGTATTTAGTACCGTACAAAGCTTCTAGCTTGTTCATTGTCTTTTCATCAAATACAATATCTGCGTTTTCTATAAACTCAGCTAGATATTGTTTCCTGCTGATTTTATCATTAAAAGTATTTAAGTCTTTTAATATACTACCAATATCCCAAAACTCTGCTGGCTCAACCCACTTGCTCTGCTTTGTCATTAACAACATGTTATCTGCAAAATCACTTAGCGACTTGTTTTTAGTTACAAAATCAACAGCACCTTTTAAATCACGTTTAGATATACCAGGTACATCAAAACCAGACTTGTTATATAAATAAATTCTTAAAACTTGATCAAGTGTAAAACCTAAACCTTCAACCTCTTTGTTTAATTGCTTTTTTATATCGGGATTACCTTTTAACAATCTATCATAATCATTCTTCATTGCTTGTCGCATCGTCTCCATAGCGGCAATACCTCTAGTATAAGGGTTAACTAAGTTATCTTCAAACCATTTCTGATCCATATCTCCCTGCTTACCTTTACCAGCAATAACATATTGTGTCAAACCTCTAAAATCCTCAGCGCTATAGGTCATGAATTTATACTTACCTTTACCAGCACCTTGTTTTCTAGCTTGTACTTTTGAATAGTTCTTCTCAGCACTAACACCGGTACTACGTTCTATCATTTTATTTATATCAACACTTAAGCTTCTTTTTCTATTAATAACTGCTTGTTGTACTTTTCCTTTGACATCAAAAACATTTAATACATCTTGAACAGCTTTTACGTTTTTATAAGCATCATCTACAAAATAAAAATCATTATATCCTTCAGCAACTTTATTAACCATCCAACCTGCTTTAGCCGCCGGTGTACCGTTCTCTAAACCTACAATGTTTTTTAAAGGTATCTCAAGACCAAGTTCTTTTAAGAACTTATATATAGAGTTGGCAGAAGCCTTAGGTCTAGCTGTTAGTACAAATATATTTTCGTTACCAAATTTTTGTATTGCTTTTTCTAACCTAGGTATTAATGGCCCTTTAACTCCTTTAACAACCTTGTTAAACTCACTAAAATCAAACTTAGCACCTTTTGCTTTCAAAGACTCGTCTTGAGCAGCGAACTGAGCTGGAGTTATCTTTTTGATTCTACCATTAGGCATTGTAACAATCACCATACTCTTGCTAAAAGCTAACGTGTCATCAAAGTCATAAACACTAATACCTTTAGGGTCTAAGCTTAGTGATCTTTTTCTCGACACATCTAACGCTCCTTGTTGTACAGCTATTTCTATAAACTTATTTACATCTGCTTTTATAGTGTTTAATCCTCTATCTAAAGCTTGCTCTTGACCTTTTACGGGATAAAACTTCTTTATATATTTGTTGTCAATAGCAAACACTCTAGCGTCACCTAAGCTACTAGTTTTACTGTGTTTGTCGTCTTGAATCTTAGAAACAACAGCTCCATTAATAGTCATTGTAAAATCAGAAAGTATACCTCTTAGTTTAGAATCACCCATAACATAAGCCTGTATTGCTACATCTATATCGTTAGCATTTAATCCTGGGTTTTTCAATAGTTTAGACAGTATAACAGCTTGATCCATAACTATATCACCAAACTTGTTTGACGCAGGGTTTTTATGTTCAGTATAAGGTCTTAGAAGTTCTTTATATAAAATCTCCTTGTCTTTGTCTAGTCTTTTTTGTATTTTCTCTCTAGCTTTAACACCAGTAGTACTTTCTAATTCTTTTATTAAATCAGCTTCTCTATTATCTACATATTCTTTTACTAGAGTAAATAAAGGGTGGTTGTAATTTATAACTATATCTCCTTTATCATACTTAGCCTTGTTAACGCCTGTTATTGATTTATAACCTTTAGTTCCGTCTACACTAACATAAGCACCTTGATTTTGTGCATATATTTCTACGTCTTGTAGTATTCCAAAAGCACGCATACCTTTTATTATAGAACCAGTGTTACTTTGGAACAAAGATAAATAACCTGGCATTAGCTTAGGATTTTTAGCAACAACAGAAGTAGCGTTCTGAACTATTAATTCAAAAAGCTTTATATTAGCAGGGTTTGCTTTTGTTATTTCTTCTAAGAAAAGTCTATCAAACTCTTCTTGAGCTTCTTGGTCATTAGCAAACTGTTTGAACTTTATCCTGTTCGATATCTTAGCTACTATACCACCGGTGCTAAATACTGGTCTAACGTCTTCTATCCAAGCAGGAGCAACTGTGTTTGTTTGTGAATCTGCAGATGTTTTTATCTGCATACCTTTTTCAGAATTTGGTTTTATAGCTCTGTCAAACACACCAAGGAAATCATAACCAAGGTTTGGTATTTTAAATATTTCAGGTGGTAAAACTTTAGCTAACTCGTTAGAGAACTCATAGATAGCCTCTAGCTTCTGATCACCATTCATACCTAAAAACTCCTGCATGTATTTCTTAATAGGATCGTTGCTAGGTAAAGACTCGGCATATGCCTTGAGTGGATCTATATATCCAGTCACGGCTTCAGCGTCTAAAGCAAAACTATCTTCATATATGTTAACAACAAACTCATAAGGTGTTCCTCTTAAATATTCTTTTTCTATTTCAAGAGATTTAAAGTTACCTTCAAAACCTAACAAAGCTAATCTTTCAAATTTAGCTACAGCAACCTCTTTACTAACAGATAAAGATCTTTTAACACCTTCACGGTCAGCTTGAACTAATACGTCTCCAATTTTATCAGAAGCTTCTAAAACTCCTTTTGCTAGTTGGTTTTTATTAAACTCTTGAGCTATTGCACCGTCCTTGTTGTTGGCGATTTGATCTATAAAAATCTCAATACCTACTTCTTGCGCTATGTGTTTAGCTAAAGCTTCTTTTCTACCTCTTATTAACTTACCTTTTTCATCTATAAACTGAGATAAATATACGTCGTTATCTATGTCTTTAACGTTAGGGTTTCTAAAAACTAAAGCGTGACCAGCTGTTCTACCCGCGTTATCAGTACCCATTTTTTCTCTATCAGGTTTTAAACCTAGCCAGTCTGGGTAAGATAATCTTTTTCCATCAACAACTTTATCTATAGCTTGAGGTATACCTCCATTAACTTTATCACCCATGTCTTTACCCATGAGCCATGTGGTTGTAGCATTTTCAAGCACGTCATCTTTCAAGAATAACAACTTTTCTTTTATACCAGATTTTAAGGTTCCAAGCTCAGCTATTACTGCATCATATACTAAAGAGTTACCAAGCGCTTCTTTTAGATAACTCATCATAGGTGAGTTCTTAGCGTTTATAGATTTGTCAGCTAAAAGACTAACATCTATGTTTCTAATCAAAGGCACTATAAGACCTGTGATTTTCTCTATGGTTTCAGGGCTTATTTGCTTACCCATCTTTAGTTTCGTTCCTTCTTTTAAACCAGCTTCAATAGCTTCTTTAGCTATCATTATTTCCTCTGGATTCAAACCACCATCTTCGATGTCTTGCGTTATGTTTTGACCAGCTACCCTAACATTTAGAGAACGAGTTTGAACTCTTTTCTTAGCTCTATTTGTTACTGTACCTACTTTTCTACCAATATAAGAGTTTATATAAGCAAACAAACTATTATTTTCTTCAGGGTTAAATCTTTCTATATGTTTCTTTAACTCATCGCGTATATCTTCCATAACCTCTTCTCTAGGTCTACCAAATATATTACTACCGCTAGCAAGCTTAGCCCCTATTAACTTATCAAACGCGCCGTTGTCAACCAAAGCTTTTGCAGCAGCGTGTTGTTGACTACCTATAAAAGGTGTATTAGGTAAACCATCTAACAAATCTTGATTTTCTTTTTTCTCTAGATTTATTGATCTTTTTCTATCACCATCTTCGTCTGGTTCAAACTTATCAAGCATTCTTTGTGCTTGGTTTGTTATTCTACCTTGCTTTATATTTTTGTGATAATCTAATATAAAGTCGTACACTTGTTGACCACTGCTAAATTCATTAGGAGATTTATTACCAAACTTGCTTTTTATAGCACCTAGTATAGATCTACCTATTCTCATCCACTCAGACTCTTGTAATGATTCAAACGGTATTTCATTTTTAGATAAAGCGTCTGAGAACATGGTTAAGTATTCGTCAGCATCTTTACCGTCAAGATCAGCTCTTCCGTCTGCTTTGTAAAGAGCCTCTCTTTTTTGTATAACCTTCCAAACACCTTTGTCTTTAAGTATTTGTTTAAACTCGTTAACAACCTTACCTATCTCACTATTATTTTTAAATTCAGATTTAATTATCTTGTGTAATAGCTCGTGAGAAGCAACAGAGACAGCTTGATTAGCTATAGCGGCTTTTTCATTTATGTATATAACACCGTCTTGTTCTAGCCAACCATCAGTAAAGGCGTCTTCTGAAAAACCAGCCTTTACAACCTCTTCTATTGACTTGAATGTTTTTACCTTGTTTTTACCTACTATCTTGTTTACAAAACCTATTTCTTTTTTAATCTCTTTAGTACTAGCTGATGTTTGTATGTCTAGTAGATTTTGTTCTAATACAGCTATTTGGTCTGCCTTAGATTTATCCTTACTTCTCTTTAGCTGTTCTAGCTTGTTCTGTACTTTAGCAGCTTCAATAAATTCTTGCGGAGTGTTTATCATCCAAGCAGGTAGTTTAGCTTGGCCAACTGACTTTATAGAGTTTAGCAAGTCTTTGCTTTCGTCAGCAGTTATTTTATTTGTGTTTACAGCTATTTGTAATCTAGACTCAGTTTGCTTTAAATCCTTAGATAAAGTCCACATGTCTTGTAGTTGTGCTTTTCCAGAGTTAACACCTGCCATGTTTAAAGAACCATAACCACCAACTAATCCTCCAGCAGCCATAGATAATATAGAAGTCTCAACCATATCTCTAGCCGTGTAATTATCTTTTAGAAAGTTTTGCCCAGCTTGTTTGTTTATGCTAGGGTTAACAATTAAAAACTCACCTGCTTGTTGTATGTTCTCTTGTATTACTTCTCGTATACCTTCGTCTCTAAAATTAGTAGCAAACTGTCTAGCACCACGTTTAGTAGGCATCAAGCTGGCGAACCTAGACTTCATCACATCATTAGCTCCTTTTAAACCTGTTTTCTTGTAAGAACTTATAACAGAGTTTAGAGTACCACTCCCAACAAGCCAGTCGTCCATTTTGTTTAAATAGCTTAACCTTGGGTTTATAGGTCCAGTAATTCCATATAGTACTGCTGTTTGAGCAGAGGCATTTTTAGCAAGCTTAACAGCTTCTTCATATGGTATGCCAGCTTCTAAAGCTGCGTTTATCGTTTTTTCATAACCACTAGTCGCACCATAAAAAGACTGAAAAGCAGTCGCGTCTATTATTCTAGAGTCAAAAGGAACATTAACACCAAAAGTACCTTTAGTACTTGTAAACTTACCGGTCTTTAAGTTTCTAGCTCTAGTGCTAAGAGGCGTTAAGCCTTTCATTTTTCTTAATTTATTATAAGTACTGATTGATCTACTAGACAAGGCAACTCTACTAGCACCAAGTCCTTTAGTACCTGCTACTTGAAAAAGAACGTTTCCTATAACGTTACCAGTCATGTTAGAAGATCCTCTAGCAGAAAAGTCATAATCATTTTCCCACTCTTTTGATGCCTCGTATATATCAGTTCTTTCTTGCTCTGACAGTACCGATGTTACATTTAGGTTTTCATCTTTATTGTATATAGTACCGTTTTTATCTACTATGTAGTTAGCACCATTGTAGTCACCACCTTTACCGCTAACAACCATATACTGCATGGCTTTTTTAGGATCACTTCTGTCTAGCTCTCTATTAAGCATTCTCATAGCGTTAGCAGTACCATCAAAACCAGTCCAGTCAGATAGCGTTGTGCTAAGTTCATCAGCACCATCTAGTATACCCATTGGTATTCCAGTTAAGAAATCAAGAGCTCCACCAGCTGCACCAGCAAAATCGCCTTGTTCTTCTTTCATCTCGTAATACTCTTCAAACTTTTTTTGATTCTCCTTGTCTCTAGCTATTGAATTAGAGAAGTGTGTATCAGCATAATTATAAAGCGCATTGTAATCAAAAGCAGTTATCGTATTTTGACCAATATCTTTTTGAAGCTTTGCTCTGAAGGTATCATAAGCGTCTTCATAGCTATCAAAATCTTTATACTGATTTGGATCTAAGTTGTACTCTTCTAAAAAAGCTCTTTGAGTGTGTTTATCGTTTTGGTCATCTAAATAACCTTGCAAGTAAGTGTTAAGTATTCTTTCTTTTGCAATAGCTAGATCTTGATTATGTTTTGTCGGCGTGAACGTTGACCAATAACCCACTGAAAAAGAATCTTCTTCTTCGTACGTGTTCATTTCATCTAACTGACCAGTATTTTCTAACCAACCCTGGAAGTTCTCTACATTTACACCAGCAGCTTCTAGTTCTACGCGATTGTAATGCTTAGATACAAAATCAGTGTTGCCGCTTGGATTATAATACTTATGGCTAACTGATGGGTCAACGTCTAGATCTTGTGCTTTTATAGCTTCGTTTACCTGTTCGTCTAAAGTAAGCTTTGGTTCTTTTACATCACCGTTCCAGTTTTGATATCTTGCCCACTCTTCGTCAGTTGTAAAATCATTTCTACTAACCTTGTCACCTTTACCACCACTTCTATAACCTTCTTTATGTGAGTATGTACCAAACTTTATAAATTTAAACTTCTTTATCTCTTCGTCATTAGCCAGTCCTTCTAGCTCTTCTCTTTCTAAAAACTCTGCAGAGCTTGGTCTTACTATTCCCTCGCTTCTAAGCTCAACATCGGTTACCTCCATTGCGTCTGGGTGGTCAATAAAAAATTCAACCTGCTCTAGCTCATCATAAGTACCAACATTCACATAACCGTTTTGGGTTTTGTAATACTGGTTCCCCGAGCCACCCACAAGAGTTGGTAATTCTCCAACACTATGAATCATTTGATCCTCAAACGTAGGGTTAGTGATATAGTCGTAGTTAGATTTATCTGCCATAATTATATTTAATTACCTTTAATTAGCTTCTGAGCTATAGCGGCTAGCTCTTTTGGACTTGCATCTGGATTTTGTTCTTTAGCTAGTTTGTAAGCCTCTCTAACCGTCATTGTTCCAGCACTGTCATTACTTGTTTCTGTCTCTGTGTTAGAACTCTGTGTTTCTTCTTGTGTAGTTTCGTTTGATCCACCACCACCAATTTTTTTCTTAGTTCCATCGGGATATACATAATACTTGTTACCATCTTCATATGTCCATATGTCTGGTTTTGTAGGATCTTTTGCTTTATCTAATCTATATCTTAAATCACCATCCCAAGCCCAACTATCAACAGTTCTGTAACCAGAGTCACTACTACTACCACCGCTATTTGCCGCACGATTAGTAGCACCGTTTTTAGCATGTGTATTAAATACACCCATATAGAAGTCAACTAGTTTTTTCTCTACAGCATCTCTCTGCATAGGGTCGTTTAATTCTTCATCAGTAATATTTGGTATACCACCACGATTAAAAAAGTCGTCTCTAGCTAATGATTTTAATGTAGGTATTCCACCTCTTTCGATCATTTGATAAAGCTTGTTTTCGTACATCATTCTAGTAGAGTTATTTAACGGATTTCCTGATTTGTATATTCCATTAGCCATTGACATTATAGCGTCACCACTAGTATAATCTTTATTAAAGTAATCAGGTAAATCTCCTAAGTTAGTGATACTACCATCACCACCCATAAAACCAATGTTTCCGTCTTCGCCTATCTGTATATCTAACTCATCAGTATAAACACTGGTTAACAAGCTTATTTCATCAGGATCGTTTCCTTTGCTATACATACCCTCAAGCATATCGTTGGTTAAATCTTTTTTACCAGCTCCGAACTGATCAAACTGAGTTTTAAGATTATGAAAACTGTTCTTTACTTTGTTCATTCTGCTAACCATCTCTATATAACCATCGCTACCAACTTCGTAGTCACCAATGTTCATAGCTGCATTAGCGTATTGTTTTTTTCCGTCAGTTAGAAACTTAGATATGTTTTCTCTATATTTTTGTGGTATTTGAGATACATCAAAATCTGCAGGCATACTTCTCATGTAGCCCTCAACTTTTGCTTCGTCAGCTCTAGCTTGTGCTTTTCTTTGTGCAGCTAAAGCTTGGCGGTCGATACCAGGTCCAGCGCCTCTATTAACAGCGCCACCTAGATCGTTAAATTTATCTGCAGCATACGCCGCTCCTTTTACTAGTTGTGTATTCATATTTTTATTTTAATCGATATCACTCATGAAGTCGTCTACACCACTTGCAGCTTGACCGATACCACCCATTATACTCTGTGTAGCTGCTTGACGAGCAGCGTTAGCAGCACCAAGTCTTTGTTGCGACATACCAAGCATAGTTTCTGTTTTATCTTTTTCAGCTTGTCTAGACATTTCAGCGCCTCGAAGCTCAGCCATTTGATTTGAACCAGCTTGTCTAGCTGCAGCCATTTGATTTCTTGACTCTTGCTTACCAATATCAGCAGCAGCGGCTTGAGTGTTTGATGTAGCTTGCTGTGCCATTGCTTGAGCTAAACCAGCTATACCAGATCCACCAGCAGCGGCATTCATTCCAGTCATAGTGTTAGCAAGATTTTGTTCGTTTTTTTGATTAGCCATATTAGCAGCCTGTTGGTTAACAGTTAAGTCTTCCATAGTATTCTCCATGTTGGCATATAGGTTAGACGTATCTAACCCTTCAAAACGTTGTTTGTTTTGATCAAATTCTTTTTGAGCAGCTCTCTGCTCAGCTTTTCTTTTTTTACTACCGATTATACCCGAAGCTATACCGGTTAAAGCACCCGCTGCTTTTCCTGCTAAACCGAATGCGCCTAATGCTGCTATCATATTTTATTGTTTATTAGTTATTATAATTACACTTTTTTAGCTTTATTTACTACTTTCAGAAAATTCTGAACCAACAGTAAATAGCTCTGCATGTGTGGTAGAATTGTTTATTAATGTTAAATCAGCATAATAACCCAACATTGAAGCCATGTTAGCTTGATTGTCTTTACTAAATAATATAAAGTCTTCTGCTGACGGCCTAGGTGTATTATTATCTATATTACAAGTTATAATAAACCTGCTAGGTATTGTTACAACTGTACCTATTTTAACAATAGTACCACCAGTTGAAAAACCTCCTACAGTAGTAACTGGAGTATAGTATACCGTATCGCCAATCTGTAAAGATTCGTTTAGTGGTGCTGAGAATGTTAAAGTTATTACTGCCATATTTTATTTTTTTATTGTGCTACGTTTTCCCATCTTACCTCGTGCTCTATAGTATAATTTGCACCTGATATAAGACCATTACCATTGTTGTGGTTACTTGGAATATTAATATTTGTTGAAGATCCAGATTGAATGTTCCAGTTTTCGTTATTAACACCGTTGGAATTTGGATACGCAATAACAGTTGCAGTAGTTGTAACTAATGTTGTACCGCCGTATTTTAATAAATACTTTATAGTTGCAGCACTACCACCACTAACTCTAGCGTCACCAACGTGATCAACGTAACTAGGTACTATCTCCTGTGTAATACCCCAATCCTGGAAGGAAACTTGTATTTGGTTAGAACCTGTTGTTATACCGTTATGTGTTGCCGTACCAATGTTTGGATTAGACAGAGTAGAGAACGTGTTGTTCTGTGTTGAGTCGTTCCATTTCCATACACTAGAAGTTGTAGGATTATTACTACCTTGAGCTGCTATGAGTAGACCTATAGTATAGCTAGAGCTATCTTGGTACGTATCATTAAGCTTGTAAGTAAAAGAATCTGCTCCTGTATGTAGAGCTGATGTTGGTGTATATACTGCCGCTCCTGTGGAAGCATTTACTGTAACTGTACCTTTAGCACCTTGTGAAACTATAGACCAAGTTATAGTGTCACTGTCTGCATCAGTACCTGCTAATGTAAGAGATTTAGCTGTGTTGTTAGCAACAGCGACATTACTTTGATTAGCACCAACTGGCGGTGTGTTAATAACGTTTGATAAATCTATATTAAATATTTCATCAGCGGTTCCAGCAGTGTCAACCTCATAAACTAAGTCAAAATCTAATTGTTGTGCCGATGTTTCAGTTATAGTGCCTTTCACGATACCAGCATCATAAGTAGTATCTCCAGATGATGTTTTTACAAAATCATTAGTTATAACGTCTCTTCTTTTCTTAAGAACATAAGGAGATGAAACAGTAACGCTAAAAGCCCATGGTATTTCACCAAAAGTTGTTAGTTCGTCTATAACCTGAGAGTGTGTAAACGATTTTGCTGCAGCATTAGGTGAAGAACTTGTAGCGCCAGTAAAATCAGTTCTAGTTAAACTGAGTGTTACGTTTGCTAACTGTTGAACCGTATATTGAGGTGTTGACGTGGATATAGCTGCATTTAGCGTTGTCACTGGACTTGATTGGTTTGTAGGTAACGTTAAAGAAACATTGTATGTTACACTAGCAAAACTAGAACCAGTCCACGTTGTAGGAAATGTTACTACGTGTGCATTGTAACCTTTAGGACCAATAGTCTGATCAACATGCGAGCCATTTGTAACAGCTACGTTTCCAGCAGCATCAACAACGTTAAAATTGTACTTAGCCCCAACAGTTCCGTATATCGTAAAGGTTTTTGTACCACCTCTAGTAGGTATATTTTCTGGATCAAAAATTATATTAGTAATCTCCCTAGTGGGTGAAAACAATATAGCGGGTGTTGCTGAAAAAGTTATAGTATCTAAGTCACCAGCTATAACATCGTACTCTGGTACATTGTATAAAACTTTAAAAGCTATAACTTGTAAGGGTAAGTTTAAAGAACCATCGTCTAAGTATGTTCTAGTTACCTCAACCGTATACAAACCTATGTGTGACTCTATATTACTAGTGATATTGTATGTTGGTTCTTCAGGATAGTAATACCCAGTTGCACAAGTAAATGTTTTTGTAAAAAGCTCAACAACCGCACCTGGAAAATAAATTATTCCGTTGCCAGTTATAACGGTTGAATATGGATCGCCACTTGGCCCTGTTTTAAGAGTAATACCAGTGTTAACAAGTGTTATAGTATCTCCAGCTACCACCGGTTCGATACTAGTTAAATGTATTTCTCTAGTTATATACTCACCTTTAATAGCAGACCCGTCAATATCTACTGTAATAGAAGTGTTGCTTGCTGGCATTACAAAAGCGTCAGTTAGATTTACTAAAACGTTTATAGTATTAGCAAAAGAACCAGGTACACCAGTGTCTGTAAGAGTTATAGAGTCAACGCCTGTTGGTAAATTTCCAACTGTGAAGTTACTAGCTTTAACAGAATAATGCTGATTAGGTGTTATTACTAAATTAACATTGTCACTACCTATAGCTTGTCCACCTATCTTAGTTAACGCTTGAGAGTTTATTGTACAGTTGATTAATGCCATTAGTCGTTATTTTCGTTTATTGTTAACGTATACTCAGTTCTTCCCTCGTCATTACTAACAACAGCCGTACCTAATCCTTGTACAGATATCTCTTGTGTATCTAAATTGCTAAGGTTAGTTGCGTCGCCATGTATATAGTTGAACCACTTGTTTTCTTTGTTTTTAAACTCGTACACGGAGCCTGTCTGCAGGTTAGTAGATAAGCCAGCTTCGTACCAACCTTGCTTAGAAACGTTATTGTAGTATTCACCATCGTTTAATGTTTCTTTTATATATGCTTGAGACCCTTCATAGTTTAAAGTTTTAAAACTCTTAACAATATTTGGAGCATCGTTAAGTAATACATTTATGCTAGAGCTATATTGAGTGCCATAAAAATTATTTCTAGTTTGGTTGTCATGGTGTTTCCATATTTCACCGTTATTGAAAGTGTAATACTCGTTATTCAAACTAACACCAGATTCAGGTATAAAAGAATACCTACTAGTCCAACCTTTAATTTTTTCACTAAACGCTATTGTTTTCTCTAAAGCACCTTTCTTTCTAATAGTTAAATTGTATGTTTGTTTTTTATCGTCATAACTACCTATCAAGTTATGAGTGTTAAGCATTTCATCTCTAAAGAAATCCTCCATACCATGCATAGATATAGGTGTTATACCATCATTAGATAATCTTATAACTACACCTCTGTTTCTATCTGTAAAATACGCTCTAAATTCTTTAGCAACAAAAGACTCTGGGTTTAGTGATATACCATACTCACCAGCATATGGATCTGAGTTACCTAAAACTTTGTTACTTGCTATTAAGTTAGAACTACCATCTGCATTAAACAAAGCATCTTTGTTTGCGTATATTTTTAATATTTTATCTTCACAACATACTAATAAGTTATTGTCTCTTGTGAATAGTTTTTGTATAGTACCGTAACCTTGGTTTAAATCTTTAGTTATAGTATCTGCTTGTATAAACTGATTAGTGTTATTAACACCACTTGTTGAGTTATATATACCAGAAAATATTAAACCACTACCTTTGGTTTCTCTTTCGTACGGAATAGCTAAAGTTGTTGAAGCTCTTGGTCCTTTGTCTATAGTAACAGCGTTAAAATCATCTCTTATTCTATTTGACTCTACACCGTTACCAAAAGAGTAGCAGTTGAACCAGTCTAGAGTCTTAACACTATTGTGATCTGTTATTGGAAACGCGTCACTTACTTCGTAGTATATATCTAAGCCAACATCTTCTCTAGGTTCTGTTTCCCATATAGCTGGGTTGTTGCTAGTAAAAGAGTCATCTTCAAAATACTCTTCTAAAAACTCCATTACGTCTGGGGACGGGGTTCCTGTACCACCACCACCACCATCACCACTAGGTGAGTTGTACCATAAGTTACCAGTTGTTTCTGGTGTGTAACCTGATGGTCCACTACCTATATTTGGCGTTACGGTTAATGTCCATTTTTTTCGCTTGTTAGAACCATCGTTAAAATAACCTGAGACATTACCTAGTCCGTGAGCTTCGTCATGGTAGTTTCTTAACCTAGATGTTGTTTTTACATGTTCTATTTCATATATTGTTTGATCTGGATCATTTTGAAATCTAAATTTAGAACCAACAGCGTCTAATCTTCTAACAAAGTCCAACGCGTCTGTCTCTACAGAATATCCAACTCCAAAGTCACCACCTTCTGGCCATATACCTCCAAAGGATATATCTATTTTATTACCACCAACAGGTGCTCCGTTACCTCCAGGTCCACCACCGTCATCATTATTATCCGTAGCAATATCGTCAAGAAAGAAAGCAGAACGTTTCCATATTCTTCTCCACCATTTTCTTTTAGCTTTAGAACCTTTAGATAAAAACGGTATTGTTCTAGCTGTAACCACAGTGTAATTAGTATCAGCTTGACCTTTTAATATATTTTTCTCTAATGTATAATCTCTATATATTTTAACAAAGAATCTTCCTTCAAACTCTGGTTTGTTTTTTGTTACTTCTTTTGCTATCTCTATACTAACACCTTTTCTAGTTTGCGTAGACGCGTTACCTCCACCAGTCACGCTGTCAACTTCACTACCAAACTGCTTGTCTATATTTATAACGTACTTAGCCCCACTACCACTACCTTGTAGACTTATACTGTTTATGTCATACCATTTTGTGACTGCACCATTACCTCTTATTCTTAACACTAGATCAGACTCTGATGCCGTGGCTTCTAATGAGCTAGCATCAAAATCGTCTTGATCGACATGTATAAAACCAAATTCTGTCTGAGGATAACCACTGGCTAACAAAGTGGTGTTACCGCTATTACCAAGTGTTCCATAAGATTTTTTTTGAGTCTTCAAAAACAAAGGTGCTTCATTTTTTATAGCAACTACTTTATATCTAGCATCTTCTTCTACAAAATCGTCAGATGAATGTCGTTTTTTTAGTATTAAGAAAGTTTCTTCTGATACTTTGTTTCTTTCAGACGAAGGAAAACTTAACCAAACATTACCATCTTCAGCTAAGTAGTATCTATCCATTGCTAAATTGTAATACTCGTTAGAAGTTTCTTTTAAATAGTATTTAAAACTATCTGCGAATGTTGGAGGTGAACTGTTCATACCAACTTTTATGCTACTGTAATCTATAGCTGAAGCTTTTGGAAGTGTAGTTGTAGCTGTTTTGTCAGTTAGCACAGGTGTCTCTCTACCGTACCTATCTCTGTAGACTATTCCTAACTGATAAGTTCTTTGAGATTTTAAAGATTTGCTAGGCTCTTTTTCTACATATGCAGAGTAAGGTGATATGTTAAGATTAAATGAAGGCGCTATTTTACCTTGCTGATTAACTAGACTATGGTTTTGAACGTAGTTTCCGTATATAATTCTATTAGCTGTTATCTCCTGTGCTTTTGCCGATAACGGAACATTATCCCAAGGTCTTAATGATTGTAGTGAATCTACAGCTGCAGATATTAATTCAGACTCTATAGATATTTCATCTGCCAACCACTCGTCATCTGGTAAGTTTTTCTTACCTTTTCTTTTTATGCTTTTAACAACGTAAACATTATTATTGCTAGACTCTTTATATAGTATATCTATCTCTACAACACCATCAGGTGTTCTAGGTGTCAACGTGCTATGGTCTTTGTTAAATTCTTTTACTATTAAAGATCTCAACGTATTTGTCATACCTAAGTTGTAACCTTTATATGGGTTGTAATCAAAGTCACTAGGTAAAAAAGCTGGTTCAGACCAGGGTGAAAACGCAGAATATTCGCCATCTTCATACTTGTACCTATAACCAAACCTAGGAAACTTAAACTCAAACATTGGTTTATCTTGTTTTAAAACACAAGTCCATGTGTCTAGCCCAGCATTTGTTCCTTCGTGTATAGACAAAAGATTAACACCCCAACCAGTATTTGTAATACTAGAAGATGTTACTTCTAATCTTATTTCGTATTCGTCGTCGAAATTCTGATCGTCTAAACTCGAGCTTAATATAAGTATGTCACCTACTTGATAATCTGGTACAGCGCCTTGAAAATCTATTGTCAAAGCCATAGGTGCTACTAAAGCGTCTCCATTATTATCAACAAACGTTCTATTAACTACACTTTCTACTACTACGTTGCCACCGTTTAAATTTGCTCTCTTAGTATTAGACATGTTTAGTACTGGTGCAAACTTAGGGTTTTCCTTTATAACAGTTATGTCTTGCTCTCTAACGTATTTTCTAGGATCTGTAGCAGTAGTAGACGCAACTTCGTCTTGTACGTAGTGTAAACTATGCTCTAATATATTTGGTGTTCCTAGAGCTGATCTTTTTATATGTATTTTTTTAGGTTCGTTGGTACCGTCTGTCCAAAAAAGCATACCATCTATAATGTTTACAGCTGTTATCATTTGTCCAGTAAACTTTAACACGCTTTCTGCTTTAAATATTACATCAGCGCCTTGTAGTAGGTTAATAGTTGGAGCTGCGGAAGTTGTTATATTACCTCCAGAAATACTAACAACAGTAGTTCCCGCTGGGTAATTAGCAGCGCCAGTACTGGTTGTAGCTGTAACTTCCATGCCTGGTCTAACAGTTCCTACTGAAGTAACCTGTAAGGTAGTTGATGATATAGCTGTGGATGTAGTTCTTTTACACTGATAGTTATCTACTAATATAGGCTTTATAGTTTCAGAACCTGGTATGTATTGAACAATATAGTTTCTACCTTCTCCTGATATTATACCACCTTGAATAAACCATATAATAAAATCACCTTTACCATTAGCTATAGAGCCTACACATTTTTGGCCAATTTGACTAATAAAAGATTTTTGCGTATTGCCTAGAGTATTTTGCACAGTACCAACCTCAGCACTATCTGACGTTGCTACTTCTATGTTTAAAGCGTCTCTGTACTCACCATCTGGAACTAATCTCTCGTCCAGGTCTTTATTCATTTTCCCGGAACGAAAGTGATGTATAATTTCTGGCATAAGTTATTTTATTTGTTTAGACTTGTTTCTTAATACTTGACGTATTTCTTCTGACTTGAAGTTAGACAACCTTAGTTTAGCTTGTCTTATAGCTGCAAACCTTTCTTTTTTAAATCTTGCCACTATGTATTCTGGTATATTAACCCTTGTTGCTAGTATAGCGTGAGCCACGTATTTATACATAGCTTCTTCAGCTAATTTATGTATAATCATTTCGTCTTCAGTAGCTAAACCATCGCTAATATATTTTAACGTTATTGTTCTAGCTGATAAATCAGAACTAAAATGAATATAACCTTTAGAGTTATCTATAAAGTAAACACCGTTAACGTGAGCGTGCTCTGGTGTTAAACCGTATCTTCTACCCTCAACAAAAGCCTGATCTATATCTGTATCATCTGAAGTACCTGTTGTTGCACTCACTGTTCCCTGCGAACTAAATGTTGTCCATGTATCTGAGTTACTGGCAGTTGTTAAATTACCATTAGCATCAAATATATATCCAAAATCACTGGCTTGGTTAACAGCGGTAGGATTACTAGTTTTTCTAGCTGGGTATATAACTCTTTCTATACCACTATCATCTTTCCAAGAAAGCTTTACGTAATTAACATAATCATGTGGTAGTGCCATTTTAAGAGTGGGTGGTAGTTCAATTTCTTGACTTTTCTCAGATCTTAGTATATCGTAACTCATTTCTTGCAAACCTCTTTGAGCATGGAAAGCTACGTCTGATCTTCTAACTTTAGGTATAATTTTATCTTCACCAACATAACTAATAATAAAGTTGTTTATTAATTGTTGCATTGTTATGTATTGATAATTACCAAGGTCAGGATTTATAAGTGTAACTAAAACAACATCAGCGGCTGTTGCTCCAGAGTTTAGAGTAATAGTGTTAGTGGTGTTATTAAAAGTAAAAGCTGTTGTAGCTACTCCGTTTATAGTAACGTTGAACTCACCAGAAGAGTCTGGCATTGTAGCTAAGTTGTTTAATAGTGTTTGATTATCAGGGAAAGTTAAAACAAAAGCTGTTTGACCACTGGTAGCTATAAAACTTTGTGAACCGTAATATTGTTGTTGTGTTCCTTCAAATAGTGGCATATCTTATTGTTTTTCTTGTTGTGAATTTATTTGGTTTTCTTGAGACGCCATCTGATATAGAGCAGGGTCTTTAATAATAATTCCAGCTAATTGTAGAATTTTAATCACTAACTCTGTTTCTTCTGATGCATGTAGCTCAAAATGTTGTGTAGTATTTGCATTGTATAATGCTTGCTCATTTAATATAGTGTAATTCCAAGATACTGTTGTTGGGAAAGCTACGTAGTTACAATATACATTGCTTGTTATAGTTTGTGGGTAAACTTGTACCGTTGTGTTTCTAGGTATACCATTTAAAGTAGTGCCTGTCTGTCCGGTTGGAGTTGTTTGAGAAACTCTAACATACACTGGTCTTGCTAAAGCAGGAGCTGTTAGCGGTGAATTTTGAATATGGTGGACGTCATTTTGATTTATCTTCTCGATCTCTACATAACCACCTCTATGCTTGTAATATAATTCTCCTAATCTATAGTAGTTTGGTAAAGTACCTAAACCTTCTTCACCGTTAGTTTGTGACATAACTACACCAACTCTATATCTTTCGAATATATCTATCTTTTCTTTAAGCAAATCAACTTGATCAGCATAGGTACTATCATTACCTGGTATTCTCATAAAAGCATTTAGATCATAAAAATACTGCTCGAATATGTCTTGTTGAGCTTGGTTTGCTAACAGATTAAATTCAAGCGGTGTAATATAACCTCTTTGTTCTTTATTTGCTATAACTAATACTTTTTGATATACGTTATCTATATTGACTGCCATAATTTTTTTTTATTGTAGTTTGCAATCGCCCCGTAGAGCGACTGCTACTACAAAGTGATTTATTTTAGTTTCTTTTCAATTGCTTTAAGAACTTCTAGTCCTTCATCGGTTTTCAACCAATGCGCTAAAGCATTGTAAGGATGTTCTTCAAATGGAACAGTACAAAGTTTCTTTTTACTTGAAGTCCAAGTAAAGTGTCTTTGATCTGAAGACAATGATATTAATCCTGCTTCTACAGCTTTAACACCTATGTTTCTTAACTGTACGTCATCATCAGAAGCTAGTTGTATAAAAGCTTGCGGTTTTTGTTTAGCATATAGTAAAAGATCTCTTTTAATCTCTTTAGAAGACATCTTAGATACTTTACTACCTTGCTCTACTCTTAGTATAGCTTCAGCTTCATCTATACTTAAACTCATCGCTAGCTTAACAGCCTCAAACTCTAGTTCAATCCAATCTGTTTGGTTTTCTGCTACCACTTCAGCTTCAAACTCTGTATATAAAGTATTTAGCCTAGGGTGATAAATAGAAAGAAACATTTGTAGATTTTTTTGTCTAGCAGGTACTGTTAGTTTTCCATCTCTCATAACTATGTGACCTAATGTAGAAGGGCCTTTTTGCTCGTCTACAAAAACTGAAGGTTGGTTAGTAGCGTACCTAAGTTCGCGTTCGTAACCTTTCTCAGGGTCAAACCATAGTAATGGTTTTCTTCTTGTGTGTCTTGATGGTATCACAAGAACTACCGGTGTTACATCACCTTTAATTAAGTAATTTCTATCTTTTGTAACCCATTCTGTGGGTTGTGTAACTGTTGATTTTTCCATAATATAATATAATAAAAGTTAATAAAAATAAAAGTACCGAGGCCGAAGCCCCGGTTCTTTTAAAAAATAATGATATTAGTTTTTCAATAATACGAAGTTATTCGCACCTTGAACACATAAACATCTTTCTGATAAGAAGTTCACTACCATTTCATCAGCGTCAGAAGTAAAGTTTCCACCAACAGATCCAGTGATCCATGATTTCATTTTTCTGTCATCAGCTTCAGATTTTCTGTATCTAACGTGTAAGAAAGGTCTAGAGATGTTTTTACCCATAGACTGATCGTATACAGTAGATGTACCAGCAGGAACAATAAGCCCTTCGATATCTCCAACTAATCCTCTAGTTGTAGCATCGTTTAGGTATTTCCAGTCAGACTTGTAGAAGTCATAAGAACCTCTTCTAAATCCTGTGAAACCTAAATTAAGAGCCATTTCTTCTTCGTTGTTGAATACACCATAAGATGATCCATTCATTCCTGAAGAAGAGTTTGCAGTAGATAACATGTTATCCATTTCTAGAGCAGTAGCTCTGTCTAAGAACATCATGTTTTCTTCAATAGCACCTTGCTTGTCAAGTTCTTGTAAGATAGTATCAAACTCACCTAAACCAGCTTGTGGATAAGGAGCAGTACCAGATACTTGATCAAAATCAGTACCAGTCCATACAAGACCTCTTGAGTTAATAGCAGCGAATAAACCTTCAGTACCTTGAACGTTAAATGCGTTAGCACCCATTGCTTGAGCAGCTAATTCACCTTCAACCATTGCCATTTCCATTTGATCTTCAAATCTTAAACGAGCTTCGTGCTCAGATTTTAAGTACCATAGGAAACCAGAAGCTCCATTTTCAGAAGTAACTTCAACCCAACCGATTTGAGCAGTGTCAGAACCATTAACTTGGTATCTGTCTCTCATGATGATTGGTCTGTTGCTAAACTGAGTGAAAGAAGCATCTAATGAACCAACGATTCCAGATGAACCTTTTCTATATTCAGTACCGTAAACGAATAACTTAATATCGTCTCCGTTAGCGAATGTACCACCAGTTGCTAAAGTAGCTTGAGTATAAGGTTGTACTGTAACATTAATGTTACCAGTACCAGCCAAAGCAATAACTAAACATTTAAGTACAGAAGTTGAACCAGCGTTAGAAATAATAACTGTATCGTGTAACTGTACGTTGTGGTTAGCAGGTAATAAAATAGTGTTAGATGCAGCAGTAGTAACTTGAACTGTGTTAGCTCCACTCTCTGCAGCGTCATACGCTACGTGTAATCTTCCTTGTTCAGACCAGATTACTTGGTCAGATTGTAATGGCATTTCAGCACCAACCATTTTTAAGAAACCAGAGATAGTTCTATTTCCGTATCTTTCAACTTCTTTCTCGTAGATTTCTGGTAAAAATTGCTGTGCGAATGTACCACCACCACTACCGCTATCAAAAGCTAGGTAGTTTGAATTGTACAAATTTTGCACTGGAGCTGGAGTTACGTGATTTAGTTCCGCTCCTTGTGCAGGATTAATAAAAGGCATAATTTTTAATTTTAATTAGTTAAACTTATTTTCTATTCATTTTAACTCTAAGCCTACTACTGTCGTCGCCGCTTATTACTCTATAAGTAGTTCCACCTTGTTTAATTTCTGTATGTCCTTGTCTAGGCGCCATATCGACGTTTTTAGACTTGGCAATACTTTCTTTTAAAGCATCAGCTTTACCTTGATTATAAAAGTGATTAGCAACAGCATCGGGGTTCATAGCTGTAAATAAAGATTTGTGATAACCCACGGCATCTGACATTTCATTGTTCTTGTTCAAAAACTTTTTGACAAAATTAGTGATGTCTCCTTGGGTGTTCTTAACCTTATCAGCATCTTTAACGTTATATCTGTATCTTTTATCTCCGACGTTATATTCAAAACCTTTGAACTTGTCGTTAAAAACCTTATTGGTTTCTTTGTTAAATACATTTATTTGACGTTCCTCGATCTTTTTGACCTCAGTCTGCTCTTTGTTATATCTATTAAAAAATTCTACAGCTTTCTTTTGCTCAGGCGCTAACCTGCTTCCAGCTTTAATTTCTTCATAGTATTTAGACTTTAACCCGTCTAAGTGGTTTTTGGCATTCGCAACTTGCTCTTTTAATGCCAGCTTTTTTCTTTTTACATCTCTATCCTCATCTGTGTCTTCATCGTAAGAAAACTGATCTTCCATTAAGAAATCAATTTCATCACTAGATAAATGGGGTTTTGTGTTTTGATAGTATTCTTTTAGTAACTGTTGTTCGTTTAAAGAAGCGTAGTCAGTGTTCAACCTAACATAATCTTCTAAACTACCACCAGTGTCTTTCATGAACTCTACCACCTTTTGAATGTTCTCCGGTAGTGGATCTCCAGTTGCTTGAGCTTCAGCTACAGCTTCTTCAACCTCTTCGGTTAATTCTTCTGTTTTCTCTTCAACTTGCTCCTCTGTTATTTCTTCTAATACCGGTGTGTCTTCTTGTGTTTTGGTTTCCTCTGGTACCTCTTCTTGTTTCGGTGTGGTGTCGGCATCTTTAAGCTCTGTAACCACTCCGTCGTCGTTAACGTTATTTTCTTTAACTTCATCGGTTTCTGGTTTTTGTGTTAAATCAACCTTTACAATGTTATCTTCTGTAGGTAGTGCTTGCTTTTTCTCAAGAGCATCCATATCTATCTTTACAACATCTGGTGTTTCTTTAACTAATTGTTTTGGTCTTTTTTTAATTTTAACCGGTTCGTTTACCACAACATCGCTTTTAGCTTCTGTAGGTGGAGGCGTGCTCGGTAAATCCGCCTTTAGATTTTGTTCATTTTCCATAATATAATATAATTAAATAATTAAACTTATCTAGGATCAAAAGATCCTAAATCGAAACCACCACCAAGTGTATCATTACCTCTAGATTCAAAGTTTTTCGGTGGTGCGTTCTTTGCTCTTTGATCTATTAATTCAGACTGTTGAGATGCTTGTATTTTTGTACGCTCATCTTTTCTGTCTTCTTTTTCTTTTTCTTTAGAACTAATAGTATCTAATTCCATCTGCTTTAACTGCATGTTAAGTTGAAACTCGTGATCCATTAGTTGCTTTTTTATCTGTGCTTCCATTTGTAGCTTTTGCTGTGCCATTTCAGATTTTGCTTGCTCTAGTTGTATTTGGCTTTGTGTTAAAGCTTGGCTTTTTTGAACCTCAGCTTGAGCTGCTACTTGTTGTGACTGAGCATTTGCTTGTGCTTGTGCCTGCATGTTCTCTTGTTGCATTTGTTGGTCTTGCTTTAGTTTTTCTTTTCTTCTAACTTTAAGAAGCTGATTAGCTAGCTTAACATTTTTAATCTCTCTTAAATCAATAGCATCTGTTAATTCTATTAACTGTTGTTGTAGAGCTTGTTGTATATTGTTTTCAAGCATTTGTCTTTCTTCTTCATCTGGCTGTAAGTCAATAAATATACCAAAATCATAAAGATGTAGGTTTTTCATTTCATCTAAAGTAGCAACGTTATGTGTCCCTATGCTTTGTATAAACGCGTCTCTTGTTGGTGAATATTCAATGATATCAGATATTCTAAGTGACAACGCTTCTGCCATCTCAGCTGTTAAAAATAAACCAGCTTGTAATATATGTCTTGTCGCTACATTTGAATTTGCAGCTGCTAACTTTTGTACGCCAACTAAAGCTTTGGCGTCAGGAGTACTAGCATCTCTAGCCTCGTTAAGCCCGGTTACATCTCTAATCATTTGCAAATAATAATTATACGTTTGAATTAGAGACTGCATTTTTTGTCCACCACTACCTGATTGTATTTCCTGAATAGGCATTTTACCTGGGTTCATATCACCATCAGAGGTCATTGATCTACCTATTATAGAACCTGTTTGGAAGAACATGTTTAAAGCTTCTTGTGGATTGTAGTTTGTACCGTTACCTAAATCTATCTCAGCAAGACCATCAGCATCTAAATATATACCATCTGGTACCATGCGTGATAACACTTGTTGTAGCTTTAAATGTGTAAGTTGTATCATGTCAGCAAAACCAGTTATTCTACTAACAAGCGACTCGATTTTACCTTTATACATTCTAGGAGCTACCATGCTGTAGTTCATTTTAACCTTCGTGAAATCACTTTTAGGTCTCATCATGTTTTTAGCCAATTGCCATTTAAGTAATCTATCGCTACCTAGAACTAAAGCTCCTTCATATAAAACCTCAATTGACCTTGACATCTTACCAAACCTAGCTTCTAACATAGCGTCCTCAATAGGGTTGAAAGTATCATCTTTTATTATGACTTTACTAGCACCTGTAGCAGTTTCTTTTACTTTATAAACCTCATTAGCGTAGGTTTTATAGTTAAAATATAAAACTTGAATTTGGTTTTTATCTTGTTCATCTGAAGCACTGATCTCTCTATTGTAATAACCCATCTTGTTATAACTTTGAGATGTTATCTCTTCTAGATCTTCTTGAGTTAAGTTTGGAAACTGTTTAACCAACTCGTTAACAGGTATCATTTTAACTTCACCAACATAATACACATCGTCAAAATATGGTGATTCTGTGTGAGAATAAACAAGGTTAGCTGGGTCTACATATTCAACTGTTACACCTCTTGATGTATCGAACATACATTTAACAGCACCAATACCAAGAACGGCTATATCATAGTAAAACCTTTTCTTAGTTAACTCATATCTATTACCTTCAAACAAAGTATTAATTGCCTGTTCCTCAGCTAGTTCAACTGCTTGTTTGTAGTTAAGCTGCATATGCAACGCTAACTCTTCTTCTGAATCTGGTAGTTTATCTGGTGAGTGTGCGAATAAGTTTATACCAAAAGCTTCTTCAGCAAACTCATTTAGTTCTTTTGTTTTAAGATCTCTTATGATACCTTCCATGTACTTCGTTCTCTTGCTTACACCGTAAGGGTCTTGAGAAAACGCTTTAACGTCATATGTTCTTTCAGCAATACCGTTAACTACGATATCTACAAATTTAGGTATGATAGGTACAGGTGTCCAGTCTAGATTCAAGTAAGATAAGTCACCATTTATAGATAATTCATTTTTATACTTTTGTATAGATTGTTCTCCTCTAGCATATAACCTAAGCTTATGAAAGCTGTTTTGATGACTAGAAAACCTATAACCACTGTTATCACGTTTAAACCACTCGTCCTCGATTGCTTTAGCAACCTTTAAACCGTAGTCTAAAGAAGCTTTCTCTTTGTCACTTGCTACTTGACTAGGAAAATAACCTTTTGAAAATGAATTAGCCATATTATTATTGTATTAATTTTGAATGCATACCTCTTTGTTTGTATTTTGCTATGCTTATGTTTAATTTTTGTTTCTCTATTGTAGCGTTAGGACTATATAAATGTCTGTTACAACCCATTATCGCTAAGCCACTACTAATAGCGGCATCAAATGCTGTTCTTTTGTTTATATCAAACTTAGCCCAGTCTTGTAATGTTTCAGTAAAATACATGTCACCATAAACTCCTTCTCCTTTGTGTCCAACCTGACCTTGTATATACATTTCAATCGCTGCGGCGTGTGCTTGTTTAATATCTTC